TACGGTGAAGAAGGTATGAAGGCCCTACAAAAGGCCGGCCGCGAAGGTGCTAGTAAAGAGAAGATGGCTCAGATCCGCGCTCGTCACGACAAGATGGATGAGCAGGTTTCTAACGAAGACATGCTGGCCAAGAAAGATTACGACGGAGATGGTAAAAGAGAGACTGCCAAGCAAGAATACATGGGCAGTCGTGACAAAGCTATCAAAAAAGCCATGGGCAAGACCAAAGAAGAAGGCAATGAATTCAGCGGCGAGCTGTCCAAGGCTCGTGCGCAAGGCAAAGACAGTTTTGAAGTAGATGGAAAAAAATATCCTGTAAAAGAAAACCAAGATCAAGAAGGACCAGCTGACTTGATGGCAGCAGTCGATGAAGAATACAAGCAACCAGGACGTCACATAGACAACTTGCAAGATGTCATGAACGCGACATTTGATTCCGATAATTCTCCGGAGTTTGAGCGAGCTCGTGCTATAATCAATCGATACTTAGAGCTAGTTACCAATACTGATGTTGATCATTATGATCCAGAGGATGATGATGAGCCAGCAATCAGACGCATGACACATGGCAATCTAGCTCGTCACATCAGAGAATATGATCTAGGTGATTATCTCGTTGCCGCAGAAGACGAATTAAGAAAAGTCATTGGTAGAAACTCTGTGGCTGAAGAATACAAAGAAGTAGTGCCTACCACGCACAAAGATCCACTGGTAACAGTTTATGACAAAGATGGCATCCATACACATGCCAACCTGTCGGTGGTGAATCGTATTTTCAATGTCAATGTTGACGCAGAAGATGTGCATGCCGGTCCTGTGGTGCTGAAAAGCGGTTGGGAAGATCGCAGAAAAATCAAGATTGAACTCAGCCCGCATCATGCCGCGCGAATGAAAAAAAACATGAGTGAAGAACTGTCGGTACCAGGAAAACCATGGATCAAAGATCCTTCGGATCCTGACAGCAAGATACCTGCCTATCGTCGCAAAGAAACCGAACCCGGTCGCCAAGCAGCACAAGCAGCAGCAGATGCTGCCAATGCCAAAGTGGGCGCCAAGGTGTTTCGTCCGGCCAAAAGTGCTCGCCCCAGCGATGTAGAAGAAGATCAGTACAACGAAGATGACGCACACAGCAGCTTGCCTGGTGTTCGCAAGACCACCAAGGAGGAGCACGGTGAGTATGATGCGGCAGCACATACTGTTCGCAAGTGGATGCGCAAACGCGGCTGGAACACACATAAAGAATTCAAGCCTGCTTTGAAATATATCATGGACAACCTTGAAGACACGCATGATGACAGTCTCACTGACGAAGTCAAAGAAGCTGCACAGGTATGCGAAAAATATCATTCAACCATGGTAGAAGCTGGTCTGGACATGAATCTGCTCAAAGGTGCACAAGGTGCCATGCGCGGTGTCAACACCGATCCTGAAAGCGAGCGCAACCGTGCCAAGCCATATGGATATCGTACTGACAGAGACGACACTGGCAATGACGATGATTATGATGAGCATGGCAATGAAAAGAAAGGTGTGAAGAAATCTGCACCCAGTGATGGCCCTAAAAAGAAAGGTCGTCCTCGCAAGAACTTTGGACCCGAGCGCACTACAGCCAAGGCCTACAAACACAAAGGCAAGAGAGTGTCGGAATCCATCAATCTTGAAACCTATGTTGAAGATGTGATGGAAGAACTAGAAGCCATGTTTATCATAGAAAAGGCCAAGAGCAAGGCGCAACAGAAATTCATGGGCATGGTATACGCTGCCAAGAAAGGCGAAAAGCCTGCATCAAAAGAAGTGGCCAAGGCAGCCAAAGGCATGAGCAAGAAAGATGCCGAAGATTTCGCCAAGACCAAGCACAAAGGGCTTCCAGACAAAGTTACCGAAGGTGTTAATTTTGCAGAAATGGTTAAAGAAACCGGGCAGACCATCGAAGAGATGTTGATGGAATTAAACATGGAGATGGAAGAGTTCAAGCGGTCTGGTCGTATGGGAGATAAGCTGCGCGACGCTCTCGATTTACACAGACACAGCCGCGGGTTAATGGGCGAAGGCGACATAGACCCCAATCGCCATCCGCAAACCAAAGATTACGGTCGTGGCGGTGACGACGACTTCTTTCATAACCCAGATGTGCCCGATGATGAACAACTGCCTCGTCTTCCCAAAGAAGTCAATCTTGATGAACTGGCTTTGTTGGCAGGGTTACACGGTGGACAGAAAAAACTAGACAAGAACAAAGATGGCAAGCTCACAGCCATGGACTTTGAATTGTTGCGTGGTGACAAAAAAGGTGTAGACGAAAGTTCTTGCAATATGACACCCGAAGGTCAGTACTGCGAGGTACACGGCATGAACGAATGTGGTGCCATGTACGAAGGTGCCATGAAAGATGATAGTGCTAAGAAAACCGACAAAGATAATGATCCTCCATTTGAACCAGATAGCAATGTTTCTGACAAAGACGAATTTGGTAATACTATCAAGCACAAGGCCAAGCACTTGGCTAAAAAAGGAATGAAACAGGCTCAGACAGTCAAAGAAGATCTACAAGCAGATGATGGACAGTACTATCGCAGTGCCGACGACTTCTTCAGCCAATTTGAAGCAGATTGGTTTGACAACGAAGTAGAGAGCGATGACGGCATGGAAGTGCGTGGCTACATCGACGGTGTTAACGTCATGGCCTGGCGCTTCAACGACGAATCCAAGACCAGTGGATATGGCGTTTACAATGATGATGAATTGAACGAGTGCGGTCCACCAGGGGGAATGGGCAGCGAAGCAAGCTCTGGCATGAACATCAACACCAGCATGGATACCAAGACAGGTCGCAAGACAGTCACGGTAACAGCAGACGGTGATGCCGCGGATGAGCTGGCTCGTATACTCAAGATGGCTGGGATGATTGGTGCAGTCAAACAGGATCAAGGGCTAGATGAATATGCCAATGAGCCAGACGAAAAGTATGCTACAACAGACGCCATCCTGCGTCAAGGTAACGATCTCAACCGTCCCAAGTCACAGTATGCTGACAAAGCCAAACTTGGAGACAATCCAATGGCCACAGTTGAGTCTAAATTGAACGAATTGTATCAAGCTATGAAACAGGGAAAATAAGATGAGCCTTTTCCGTCAATTCTTAGAAGAAGCAGAGTACGCCGCTCACAATCCCATTCCAGGAGATGTGATGGAAGTGGAATTCGGCAACGAACTGGTGATCGAGGCCGTTGTTGTTGAAATCAATGATGACGGAGGCATAGTTTTAGAAGGTGATGATCAGGCGCTAGAATTGATCACACAAGCACTGCTGACAGAAGCCAAATACCAAGGGCGCGAAGTCCCACTTGGCAAACCCATGAAAGGCGATGTCAAGAAAAGCAAGGTGTATGTTCGTGGTCCCAAAGGCAATGTGGTCAAAGTAAACTTTGGTGACAAAAACATGCGTATCAAGAAAAACATACCCGGACGCAGGAAAAACTTTCGTGCTCGCCACAACTGTGCCAACCCTGGTCCGCGCTGGAAGGCACGCTATTGGTCTTGCCGGGCTTGGTAAAACAAACAACAAGGAAAAATCAATGAAAAAATTTCTAGCTCTATTACTGCTGGCACCTGCGTTGGCATTTGCGCAAGGCAAGATGCCCAAGAATTCAGCCACATACGATGCACAAGTTATCAGTGTAACCGACGGAGACACAGTGGTGATTGCCGCACCATTCTTACCACAACCTCTCAAGCCACAGCTGGCAGTGCGAGTGTTTGGTGTAGATACCCCAGAGAAAGGTCATCGCGCACAGTGCCCGCAAGAAGCCCAGCGCGGAGAACAAGCCACTGCCTTCACCAAGGATGCAGTGGCCAAGAGCGTCAATCGTCAAGTCACTCTGTACGGCTGGGACAAGTTTGGTGGCCGCGTGCTGGGTGATATCATACTGGACGGCCGCAGCCTGCGACAGATGCTGATACAAAACGGCTTTGCCAGAGAATACTATGGCGATGCCAAGACCTCTTGGTGCCAATAAAATGGAACCAAACGATCGCGAGTACCAGCCCAACGGCGATGAAAGTGATCGCACAGTTCCTTACGGTCAGCACTGAATGACCCAGCGTAGATTTACCTCAGCTGATTTTGTGCCCGAGGGCGAATCAGGCGAACCTGATGCTGTACTGGACTCCAACGATCCCATACACGAATTAAAAAAATTGTCAGGTACTGATCAACAGCCTCGTTGGGAAAAGTACGATGGAATAAACATCAGTCGTACTGGTATGGAAAAACGAGAGTTAGAAAAGAAACACAACATACAGCCCGGTACCCCAGAATGGTTTCGGCTTTGGTTTAGCCTGCCTTACATGACCGGCGAAAAGCCTGTCAAGTCTTGATCGTGGTCAGTGCCTGTATAGAATCCGGCCGACCCCAATAGAGCACATAGTTGTAAAGTTTACCATGTTCGAATACAAAGCTGGTCATGCATCCTGTGCGTTCAAAATACCTAGAAAAAATTTCGGCATCTTGTGTTGCACGACTTAACATTTTAGGTTTCAATGACTGATAGATTTTTTTTGCTACAGATATGTTGTTGCTGTATCGAATCGATAGTCCAGAAGTTATACCAGCGGCGATAATGAAATATAGTTTTTCTATCACACCATTGCTGTAACTGCCCCAGGCCACGTCCTGCATTGCGCTAAAAAAATCGTCGTGATCTTGTGATAAAGCAACCAAGACCTGATCTAGAGATTGATCTTCAAAAGAAGTTGATGAATACGGAATGCGTGTTTTGCGCACATCTAGCTGATGCTTGGTTTGATATTCAATTGAGCCGCTTGGCGAGTTAGGCAAAACCAACCATTCGTACTGACGTATGTGATACAAAGGAAACATGTCCATGAATTCAAACATCATATGATCCCAGGAATCGATAGTTTCTCCGGGCAGACCCACGATGATTTCTGGATAGAATTCTACTTTATGGCCTTGGCGTCTGAACTCCAGCAACAGTTCTTTCATTTCTTTCCAGGGCATGCAAGGTCGGTCTATGTTGTTTAACACCTGATCATTGATGCTCTCCAAACTTACAAAAGCCTTGAGTTCGCCGGTGATGTCTATTTGTTTCCTCCAGATTTCTGCAACTTGCTTTTTGTGATTCTTGGCCCAACTTGGTTCAAGATGTTTGATATCGTGCTGATAGAGGTACTCCATGTATCTTATGTCGTCAGGAAACATTCCGATATTGGCAGCAGTGATCATGATGGTGGCATCCAGCTGTTTGAAAAGATCTAGTTCTTGTTCGAAACTAAATTTTTTCCTAATTACTTTGTTGTGTAGACCGTATCCCCAATCACAAAAACTGCAATGATAAGGGCAACCTCTATCGGGCTCCCATGCAGCGTAAACGTTACTGTTGCAAACAGCCCTTATGTAGTTGGCATCTTTGCGAACTTCTGTTTGTTGTAAGATGTAAGGACTGAGCTCGCTAAAAATTTTGCCTTTGTATACTTGATGTTTGGTTTTTACTGCCTGTCCCTGTTTGTTTCTAAAAATAAGATTAGGTACGTTTAGTAAATCCAACTCTCTGGTACGTTTTTCGAGTACCAGATCCACGAGTTTTACAAAGGCCTCTTCGCCGGCGCCGTATATGACATAGTCAAACCAAGGATGATCTTGCATGTACTGTTCGTGCGTCTGATGCCTGACATCGGCTCCGCCTGCTATAAACACAGCATCGGGTGCTCGATCTCTGAGATACTTTGCTATCTTGACCATGTAAGGAGCAGTCCAAACATACATACTAAAACATATGATGTCCGGACTGTCGTCTAAAATGCGATCAATGCTGTTGAATTCGGGAGGATCGAGATAGGTATCCAGCCATACCAGTTTGTCTGGGTACCGACCTTCGTGTTCGTATGCTGTATGTAAGATGTATTTTTGTAAAGGCAAGTATGTGGTATTTGGTACATAACGCCCGCTGACAAATCTCGCCTTTAGCGTTTGCATTTACACACCCCTTGCCGCCTGCTTCTCCATACCTAGATATTGATACCAGCTGGGATGCTCGATGTGGATGGGTCGATTCTTCCACTTGCTAACCAGCTGGTAATAATCTGGTTTGTAAGGCATGCGCAGAGGTTTCCACAATTTTGTGCCTTTTTTAGTATTGCAAGGTTTGCAAGCAGTCACAGCATTTTCCCAAGTCACACGTCCACCGGCACTGCGTGGGATCATGTGATCTATAGTAAGCTGGTCGCTGTTGAAGGTGTCACCGCAGTACTGGCATTGGTACAGGTCACGCAGGTAAAGATTGGCCCTGCTGAAACGCACACCGCGTTTGTTGTTGAAATAGTTCTTGGTAACTGCCACAGCTGGATATTTTATAGTCAAGTGGCTGCTACGAGCAACGTATTGTTCGTATTCTTCTAGCACCGTGATACGATCCAAAAACATCAATTTGATGGCGTGCTGCCAATTGATGATGCTCAATGGCAGGATTGAAATCGGTTCGTAGTTACTGTTGAGCAGCAGGCAGTTCATGTTAAATACTTATTATGAGCAAATCACTTGAAGGTGTTATTGTTAAAAAAGCTCACCAGATGGAGAGCTTCACCGAGCACCAAATACACGAAATCGCCCGATGTGCCGATCCAGTAGACGGCCCACGCTATTTCATGTCCAATTATTTATATATCCAGCATCCCACTCGTGGTAGTATCAAATATGAACCATACGAATACCAGAAACGATTGATAGATACATATCACAATTATAGATTCTCTATCAGTCTGATGCCAAGGCAAACGGGCAAATCTACTTCAGCGGCCGGATATCTGCTGTGGTATGCCATGTTTGTTCCTGACAGCACTATCTTGGTAGCAGCACACAGGTACCTGGGCGCACAAGAAATCATGCAACGGGTGAGATATGCCTATGAACACTGCCCTGATTTCATCAGAGCCGGCGTGGTCAGTTACAACAAAGGGTCTATAGACTTTGACAATGGCAGCAGGATCGTGGCACAGACCACGACAGAAAACACCGGCCGAGGTATGAGTATTTCTTTGCTTTATTGTGACGAGTTCGCATTTGTGCGTCCTACCATAGCCAGCGAGTTTTGGACTTCCATTTCGCCCACTCTGTCCACTGGTGGTAAATGCATAATCACTTCTACCCCCAACTCAGACGAAGATCAGTTTGCCTTGATCTGGAAAGGTGCCAACCGGTGCGTGGATGAATACGGCAACGAAACAGAAATTGGGCAGAACGGATTCCGTGCTTATCGTAGCCGTTGGCAAGAGCACCCAGATCGTGATGATGCTTGGGCTGCCGAACAGCGAGCACAATTGGGTGATGATCGTTTCCGTCGAGAGATGGAATGCGAATTCATTATCTTTGATGAAACCTTGATCAATCCTGTGCATTTATTAGAAATGGCCGGAATAGACCCAATTGAACGACAGGGCCAGGTTCGTTGGTACAAGCGTCCGGAGCCCGGCTGTACATATTTGGTAGGCCTGGACCCCAGTCTTGGCACCGGTGGCGATCCTGCGGCCATACAGGTGTTGGAGATCCCCAGCCTCATGCAAGTGGCCGAATGGCAACACAACAAAACTCCTATACAACGCCAGGTGGCCATACTCAAAGAAATCACCGGATATCTAACTGACAACATCAAGAGCAGTACAGATGTCTACTACTCAGTTGAAAACAATACCCTGGGTGAAGCGGCCTTGGTTGCTATATCAGAAATAGGCGAGGAAAACATACCGGGTATTTTCCTTAGCGAACCTCGCAGGGTGGGCGGCGGCGGATATCGCAAGGGGTTCAATACCACTAACAAAGTCAAACTGGCAGCTTGTGCCAAGTTAAAATCCTTGATAGAAACCCGCAAGCTCACGATCGCTAGCAAAAATCTCATCAGCGAACTAAAAACATTTGTTGCCAAGGGTGTGAGCTTTGAGGCCAAAGAAGGCGAAACAGACGATTTGGTCATGAGCCTGCTGTTGACCGTGCGCATGCTGCAATTTATCAAGGAATTTGACGAAAGATTGGATCGTCAGATACGTGATACACTGGATGATTTTATCGAACCCATGCCCTTTATCATGATATAATTGTTTGGGCTTGATAGCTAAATACACACATGGCACAAGAAATAAACAAAATAGCAGAAGCTCTGTTCGAAAAAATCCGCAGCAGATTTACTACCCTGAGCTTGGGCAACGATCAAGCTGAGGCTACTACGGATCCAGCTGAAGCACGATTTTTTAATTTTGATTACGAAACCGCTGATGGCGAAAATTTTGGTAATATAACCATCTCTATCATCGACAACGACAGCTTAAAAATATATTTCAGCAAAAACATTTCACAGAAGCTAGATCCTGAACAGCTCAAACAGTGGTATGAGTTCTTGTACGAGTTGCGCAAGTTTGCTCGAAGAAATCTCATGACCTTTGATACCAGAGATATTTCTAGAAGCAATCTCAGTATCAAGGATGTAAAACAAGTCAGCAAAAGCGATTCCACTTATAAATCCGGAGATGTCAAAGTGACTGAAAGCAAGTTATATGGAACTACCAAACACAGTTTTGAAAATATCGGAACAGCAAGACTTCGCATAGTACATACCGAAAGCGTGAACACAGAAGTACGCGGTAGCCGTGCAAGACACATCAACGCCATCTACGTGGAAAACGCCCAGGGAGAAAGATTCAAACTCGAAAGCAATAAACTCAGTGGTGCCAGAGCCATGGCTCGTCACGTGAGCGAGGGTGGAACACCTTACGATGAAATAGGTCATCAGATCAAGAGCATGGTACAAGAAATGACCGAATTGGGACGTTTTGTTCGTAGCATGCGCTCTCGAGTTTTTGAGGACAGCGTGACTCGGACCATGGTCGAAGCTGCTGTCAGCTACTACAACAACATGCATCGCCAACTGAATTCCATGCGCGGTGCCAGGACCTACAGAGCCTTTGTAGAATCATTCGAACCACAAACACAACAGCTAGATGAAGTAGACGTTAATGAAATCAAAGAACGATTCGTCAAGAAAATTTTTGATGATCGCATGACTGCTGCCTTGCCGCATGTGTACAAAGCCTATCGCATGTTCGAAGAAACCAAGCAGAACCAAATACAAGCAGTAACCAATATCATCCAAGGAGAAGATTCTCTCACACTGGCCACCAATGAAGGCATGGACGAGTACATGAAGATGCTCAGATTCCAATCCGCTGACACGATGGTAAGCAAGATACTAGAAGACATCGCCAACCGTGCAGTCACCATGCCCGAGGTAGCAGAATTTGCATCTTACTGGGCAAAGAATTTTAACAAACTGCAAGAAAACAACCAAGACGACACTGGCAAGGCACTGGCAGTTCAACTGGCAACGCACTATCTCAAAGATCTAAGAAACCTAAACGAAAACTCTCAGCTGAGATACGTACCCGAATATGATGTTTCACAAGAACTAGACAACGCCGACGATCTATTAGGCGAAGGCACATGGGCACTTCCACAAAGCACACAAGAACTACAGGCACTACAGCAACTACTCTCAAAACCCATACCATATGGAATGGACGCACAAAACGTTACAAGCACGATCGGTAACCTGCTAGGAGATGACACACTATTTGATAAATTGGCCAGTTTGGTTGATGAAGTGGGCGAAGAAAGCGATGCAGTGCCTGCCATCAAAGATTGGATCAAGGATAATTTTCCTGCCATGTACCAACAGTTAGGCCTAGGCAATGAAGAACTAGATACTCCTCCACCGCAGCCAACACAACCACCAGCACCCAAAAACACCACAGCAGCTGATCAGCCACCAGGACGAAATTCCGGTGGTGTGGTCAGCGAACAATCGGAACTGGAGGCCATGTTGCGAATAGCGGGGTTAAGGTAACCCAGAAAAAGGCACAAAATATTTGTGCCTTTTTTATTGACTTGCTAAATAACTATGTTATACACTAGCACGGTGCTAGAGTATATCTAGGCACATTAAAGACCATCTTAACTTATAAAGGACAATTATCATGGCAACTTCACTCGCAGAAATCCGCGCAAAGCTACAAGCGCAAGAAAACCGCACAGGCGGCGGCTCAACAGGTGGCGACAACGCTATCTATCCACACTGGAACATCGCAGAAGGTTCCACAGCCAAAGTCCGATTCCTACCGGACGGTAACTCCAAAAATTCATTCTTCTGGGTCGAAAGACTCATGATCCGACTGCCTTTTGCTGGCATCAAAGGTCAGGCAGACTCAAAGCCTGTGATCGTGCAAGTTCCCTGTGTGGAAATGTACGGCGAAGCATGCCCTGTGTTGGCAGAAGTGCGCACCTGGTTCAAGGACAAGAGCCTGGAAGAAATGGGTCGCAAGTACTGGAAGAAAAAGTCTTATCTGTTCCAAGGCTTTGTACACGACAATCCACTGGGCGACGACAAGACACCGGAGAATCCCATCCGTCGTTTTGTGATCAGTCCGCAGATCTTCAACATCATCAAGAATGCCTTGATGGATCCTGAAATGGAGAACATGCCAACTGATTATCAAGCTGGCCTTGATTTCAACATCAAGAAAACTTCCAAAGGTGGCTACGCCGACTACAGCACTTCCAGCTGGAGCCGTAAAGAAACTGCACTGACCAGTGCAGAACAAGCAGCCATTGATCAATTTGGTCTGTTTAATCTCACAGACTTCTTGCCCAAGAAGCCCAGCGATGTTGAACTCAAAGTGATCAAGGAAATGTTTGAAGCTTCAGTTGATGGCCAGGCCTATGATCCAGATCGCTGGAGCGCCTACTACAAACCGTCTGGTTTCACCGGCGGTAACAGTGCTGGCTCTGATGACGAAGGCAGCACACCTGCTGCCAAACCAGCGGCTGTTGCTCCCAAAGCAGCTCCGGCGCCAGTGGTTGAAGATCCTCCGTTCGAAGCAGATGAGGCACCTGCTGCCAGCGCACCTGTACAGGCCGCCAAACCGTCTAATGCTCGAGCAGAAGATATTCTAGCGATGATCCGTAATCGTCAGAAACAGTAATCTCGCATGCTGGAGGTGTGTTTAGACGATGCGCACACTGTGATCATCGAATTGGATGATAATGCGTTTGTGCATCGTTGGAAGGAAGTGTTCGACCGTGCTGTAAATAGCAGCACGGTCGATCAGACATCGTCCTTTGCGTTCAGGATATCCAAAACGCAGGCCCTACAGCAACTGACAGACTCTGCTCAAGTGATCAACGATTTTTTCAAACGAGAAATAGTTCCGGTGACTGTTATGGATCAGTACGATCAGGACTACTGTAATCGTGTGCATGTGATCTTTGAACAATTGAGTGGTACCTATGACCAGCCGACCAAGTTGTTTTTGTTGGCTCCTGATGCGGTAAAACTGGCCATACGTAATCTCAATTTTTATGTGCATGTTCTAGAACACGATCAGTTTGAACAACAAAATCTTTGGTACATAAATTTCGACAGAAGTCATGTAGACCGTTGGCCCTTGCTTGATCAAGACTACGATCTATTCCAGAGAGTGGTAGAACCTGGGCGGGTGTACATACATTATGTCGAACTAGGCAAGACTCACCTGGATCTGTACAAAGATGGTTTGCCTGCCGACTACGAGGCACAAAAAAATCTTCATCACTTTTCCGCGGATCTCACAGTATGGCTTGGGCCCAAGGGCGATGTTTTTGACGCAGGTTTCGAATCCTGGGCACAACACAACAGTATCGATTTAGAAAACAAAAGATTGGGTCTGGGAATATTACCGATTGGTCGCATCAAAGATCTAGACACAGCCAGGCAGTACATTTATAATGCAAAAAAAATCACACAACTAAGGATATATCATGGCCAAACCATTTGACGTTTCAAAATTCCGTAAAAACATTACCAAATCAATCGAAGGTATCAGTGTAGGTTTCCGAGATCCGGATACCTGGATCAGCACAGGCAACTACACGTTAAACTACCTTATCTCCGGGAACTTCAACAAAGGTATTCCTATGGGCAAGGTCACTGTGTTCGCAGGTGAATCAGGTTCAGGCAAGAGTTTTATCTGTTCAGGCAATCTGATCCGCAATGCGCAGGAGCAAGGTATCTACTGCATCCTAGTCGACACAGAAAATGCCTTGGACGAAGCTTGGTTGCATGCACTAGGCGTGGATACCAGTGAAGACAAACTGCTCAAGCTGAACGTGGCCATGATTGATGATGTGGCCAAACTAATCAGCGACTTTGTTAAAGAGTATAAGGGCATTCCGGAGGCAGAGCGTCCCAAAGTGTTGTTTGTGCTCGACAGCCTGGGCATGATGCTCACACCCACAGACGTTAATCAGTTTGACAGCGGTGATCTCAAAGGTGATCTTGGTCGTAAACCCAAAGCACTCACAGCACTGGTGAGAAACTGTGTGAACATGTTTGGAGATTTGAATATTGGCATGGTGGCAACCAACCATACCTATGCCAGCCAGGACATGTTCGACCCAGATGACAAAATCTCAGGTGGACAAGGTTTCATCTATGCCAGCTCAATCGTTGTTGCCATGCGCAAGCTCAAGCTCAAAGAAGACGAAGACGGCAACAAGATCTCCGAAGTCAAGGGCATACGTGCTGCCTGCAAGATCATGAAAACTCGATACGCCAAACCGTTTGAATCGGTACAGATTAAAATTCCATACGAAACAGGCATGAATCCTTATTCGGGCATGGTAGACATGTTGGAAGGTAAAGGATTATTACAAAAAGAAGGCAACAGCCTTAAATACACCCTGGGTGATGGCACGGTGATCAAACAGTTCCGCAAGGCTTGGGAACGCAACGATGATGGCACACTGGACAAGGTCATGGAAGATTTTGTACGGAATCCGCATCACGTGATCACAACCCAATTACAAGAGGAAACACAAGAATGATTGACGTTGAAGTGTTGGTAGAAACCTATTCGGTTATGAAAGAATATGTGCCTAACAAAGATCGGCAGGCTGTCGCCGATCATTTGTTTAGCATACTCACAGATCTCGATGGCATCAGCGAAAAAGATCTCAAGATATTTGCTCAATCGGATTCATATTTAGCCAGAGCTTGTGAAGAATACTTCCAAGACGATGACGAGGAAGAAGACGAAGACAACTACGATTACGACGACAAGGATGATTGATGTGGTATAACCAGGTAGTCCGAGATCTCGGAGCCATTCCTGACTTTATCGCTCATTACGAAGCAGAAATGTTGGCTGCCAAGCGAGATGTGGCCATTGCTGGTCGGGTGGAGCAACGGCTCAGCGATCTTCCTGGACTGACCGAACATCGTTTCAATCAATTGCAAGAAATCGAAGCTGTGCTGGAATATCTTAACATACAACTGAGAAAGATACGTCGCAAGCACTTTCAAAAATATCTAGAAACATATCAGCGCAGCTTGACCAGTCGAGATGCTGAAAAATATGTAGATGGCGAAGACGAGGTGATTGATTTTGAAACTATCATCAACGAAGTGGCCCTGTTACGCAATCGATGGCTTGGAATAATGAAAGGGCTTGAAAGTAAAAATTTCATGCTAGGGCACATTGTTAGACTGCGCACAGCAGGAATGGAAGATGTTTCTGTATAATGCAGATCAGGCAACGCGGCGAAGAATTATTGTCTGAGTGGGAGCTTTGTAAAAACGCCAGACCCAAAGGCAATGCTGTTGATCTACAGCTGGAAAGAGATGGACTAGAAAAGTGGGCCAACAATCTATCTCGAAACCTGGCCTGGGCTCCTGACAACATCAGCACAGCAGAAGCAGTATATCAATTTGAATACAGGCTCAAGGCCTATAAAGAAAAAGCGATCCTCGAGATACTTAAAAATGGCGCAGTTTAACAATGCTCATCAAAGCCATGCTCACAGCCTGCAGGTGCTGAATCTGTTGAAAGAGCATGACACATTTATGGAAAGCATCAGCTCCGTGGCTGATCTTGGTGCTGGTGCTGGCCTGGACTCGCTGTGGTGGGCCACAGCCACCACTAGAGATGAGCCCGCTGAACCGTTGGACCTGCGAGTGTATGCTGTGGATAGATCTCCTATCACCGTGGACTTTGATCTGCCTAAAAATCTAACTCTGCTACAAAAAGATTTCGAAAAACGCTGTGTGCCCGGAACCGTGGATGTTATCTGGTGCCACGATGCTTTTCAGTATGCTGTGGACCCTCTAAATACTCTACGCTTGTTCAACGAGCAGATGAACGAAAATGGGCTGCTGTACATCGGCATGCCCTTGTTAAGCAATCATGAATACGGACGTTGGCAAAGCCGTGGCGAAAATTATCAGCTGTACAATCATTCTTTTCTCAGCATGGTATACATGTTGGCCATCAACGGATTTGACTGCAACGACGCTTATTTTCGCAAGGCCCAAGATGATCCTTGGTTGCACATGGCGGTTTTTAAGACTGCCACTGAGCCCATGGATCCTGTGGGCATCAGCTGGTACGATCTAGCAGAACAAGGGCTGATACATCACAGCCTGACCGCTAGTTTGCGCAGTCGTGGACACATACGACAGCAGGATGCGCTGTTTCCTTGGTTGGATAAGGCACTGTATCGTATAGACCATTGATCATAAATACTCTATCACAAGAGTATAAGAATGCGCTATACCGATCTAGTTACTGAAAATCTTGACGCCGATTCCTTTGGCGAACACGTTAAAAATCTAGCTGCAAAACAGCGGACCCTGTCACCCAATGACCCCATGCATTCGGTGATCAACAAGATAATGGATCAAACCGCACTGATCCTGGCACAGACACAATCTCTCGAAGAAAACACCGCGCAGCCCATGAGCATGCCTCCAGTTGATGCCAATGTTGCTGTGCCTCCTGCAGATACAGTATCTACTAAACCCGCACCCGCTGCACCGCCTGTTGCGAAAAAACGCCAGTCGGGCGCCATACCTAACAAAGAACTGGTGTATCGAGCCAGTGCTGTCACTATTGATGCAGCAGCTCGGATGTTCATGGAACAAAATCCCGAAAGCAGCCAAGTGATGCAGCAGTTCATGGAGTTTGTAGCACAGGCAGATACCAAGCTACAGTTACAAAAAGATCCTGAGGTGATCAAGACCACTACTGCAACTGTAAAAGGTATACAGCTGAATACCAAGGCCGAGCTGGGCAAACTGGATGCAGATATTGAGAAAGTGGCCTTGGGATTCGCAGATCGATTCAATCTACCAGATATCTGGGCACGGAATCTAGTAGGCATGTTCGGCACACGCATCACCGGCGACAAACGCAAAAAGTTTCTACAGGCTTGCGAAGCAGGCAAGGCACTTGATATAAATCGTATGATGAAGCTGGGCCA